CTGCGGCACGCCCAGGTCGGCGCAGTCCACGATGTGCGGCGCTGCCTGATATCCCAGCGCCTGAACCGCCTGCAGCCAGGCCGGGTAGAGCACCCAGTCAGTGAACTCCGGCACGTTCTCAATCACTGCGGCCTGCGGCCGGTGAAACTCAAGGGCCGATACCGGCGCCCAGGCCGTCGAGCGCGATGCGTCGTGCTCAGGATTTCCCGACTTCTTGCCGCGGGCCTTGGCGTGACCCTGGCAGCATGGCGAGGCCAATAGGATGTCGTGAGCCGGCACCTGCTCCCAGCGCGCCTGGTGCAGGTCCTGGCAGACGTGCTGCGTGTCGGGGTGATTGGCGCTGTGCCATTCAACGGCCACAGGCCAGTGGTTTGCCGCCCAGAGAACCTGGACGCCTGCGGCGCGCGCGCCTGTGCTCCATCCGCCGAGGCCGGCGAACAGGTCAATTGCTGTAGTCATTAGATTGCTCGCACTTCGCAGTGGCCTGCTGATAGCATCAGGCGACCCATTAGGATGAGAAGCATATGAAGGACAAAATTATTTGGCTTGTATGCCTGCTGTTATTCATGGCAGGTTTTGTTGGAGGAAAAATTAGCGGGACAAGCGAGTTTTTTAAAGTTGCTAATGTTCATGATTTATTCGATATCATCGGCGTGTTTGCAACACTTGCTGCTGCGTTGGTAGCGTTACACGGATTGAATACTTGGAGGAAGCAAAGTAAAGCGACCGCAGACCACGAGCTAGCACGTCGGCTGTTGTTAGCGCTTCGTATGTATCAAGAGGGGCTTGTGAGGAACTGGAGCTACGCTCAGCACAGCATGACGCAGATCGAAAGCAACGGCTGGATAGAGAGTGAGGGTCGAGAAAATTATTTGGTTGGGGTATACGAGAGGCGCTTGAAGGAGGCGCAGGAAGCCTCAATCGCCCTTGAACCTTTGAGGATTGAATGTTCAGAGTTTTGGAGCGGTAGATTTGAAGAGAAGCTTCTGGATTTGTACGATCTCGACAGCTTGTTCTGTTCGATCATCGAGACATCTGTAAGCCTATTAATACGAGGAGGCTTTGATGATCAGCAGGATGAAAGATCCGATAGTGCTAAGTCTCTTTGGGAAAGTTTGTCTAAAGAAGGCTTAACCGACATAGTTTCAGCTAAAGCGCATATTGAAAACATGGTTAATCCGCTCAAAGAAGAGGCAAAGAAGAGGTTGCTCGGGTGATTCTTGTCAGGCAAGAGGATTGGCTGAGCTACTCGGCAATCTGCTATCCTCGGAAGGCACTGACAGATAGGCCGCGGCGATGGCGGGCAGCGCCGAATGGTCAGGCGGCTACCCGAACCTTGAACGACAGCATGGCTGTGGCGTCGTCGTTGAAGCACTCAGCCAGTTCTTGATAGGCCCGATACTTGGCTTGGCTTCGAGTGGCTGCCCAAATACGCCGAACGTAATGTCGGGCATCGCCCAGCATGTACCGCACATCATCCCAGTCGTACATACCGTTGGTGAGCACCTCCCATTGCTTGAGCGGCAGCTTCTCGGCCATTTCGCCGTACTGCATTTCCCAAGTTGGGTGGTAGTTACGGATGCGCTTCTTCGGGTCGCTGTCGAGGATTACGCCGACGTACTGACCGCGGTCGGCCATGATCACGCCAGGCTCGCCGTTGGCGATGACGCGCCGGCCTATCTCAGCTGGTACGCCGTAATGGCGTCGGACGTAGTCGCAGTTGTAGTTGCTCATGGCTTTCTCCATGCATGCGCCGCCCTCGCCGGGGTGGCGTGATTCGTTGAAGTGGAGTATTGATTGCTGGCCCGGCATGGAGCCGGTTATGGGAGATGCCTGTGTCCGGGATTCGAGAGCTTCGTGATTACCATCAAGTCTACAAAGCTGCTCTAGACATTCTATATGCCTGGGATGATGAAGATGCGCCGGCGCTGCTCAGAAAATTTGAGCACTTTGCGGGGCTGGCAAAGCCCCTAGTAGATTCCACTGATCCAGAGTGGAACAACTGCAGAGCCCTAGGAAGGCATATGACCTTCATGGAGAGAAACTTAGGTAGAGGGCAAAAGGAATTCAGTAAAAGCGATGCGGTGGATATTGTCTTTAGTGATCTACCGGCTTTTGCAGACTTTCTGTTTTTGAATGTGGCTACACCTGATCACCTAGACCCACGCCTTGCCCAGGCAACGTCAAGTCTTTTCGAGATTGAAGACTACGCATCCGTAATTAGGGCGTCATTTCCAGTACTGTCTTCGCGGCTCCGGCGTATCTTTGGTGTGCCTGATGGATCGGATGGCGAAAACTTGATCAATGACATTTTCGCACGGGGAGCCGGGTCCAATCCGGTGGTATTGCCGCAGGAGGAAAAGACCGCTTACCGTAACCTGTTGGCTGGTTTCTACGCTACTTATCGAAACAAGTGGAATCACGGGGACTATCAACCAACTTTTTCCCAAGCTAGGGGTGTAGTTGAGATGACCAGCACTTTGATTAAGGATCTTGAACTCTTGGCCGAGGCGTCATTAGCTGCGAACACTCGAGCGGAGGAGTAACCGGCGCTGGCGGGCAGCGCCGGAGGGTCAGGCGGCTTTTGCTTCCGATTGCTGCGCGACAATCGCCTTGGCGGCGTGGTTGATCATGTACAGCCGGTTGATCAGGCTGTCGCGCGGCTTGTCGATGCTGATTTCCCAGTAGTCGCAGCCAAGGCCAAGCACTTCGTGGTGCTCGCGCATGAACATGCTGGCTTGCTCGACGTAGCTGATGTCGTCGGCTTCGTACAGGCGATCTTTCAGCGAGCTCCAGAAGTCGTAGTCATCCTCTCCATATTTGAGGGCGGCAAGTTGTTCCTTGACCAGGTTGCGCAACTCATCCCACCTGCCAGCCTCACCGGCACCGCCGTCATTACGCATCCACTCAGGCAGTACAGCGTACTGATCGTCGTCATGGGTGTTTTCGCAGATCTGGCTGCAAACGCCCGTTACGAGCGCGGCGCGGAAGGCATCACCTACCAGGTTGAGGCCGTGTTGCCGGACAACGAAAACTCCTTGATGAGGCTTCTCTGCTCATCGGTACCTAACCCATGAGGTGAATCATGAAAATTCGAGCACTAGGCCCGCTGACGGGCGCATCCGGTGAGCGGGAGAAGGGCGAAGAGTTCGAGGTCGACAAGGCCTATGGCGAAGGCCTGATTGCCCGGGGGTACGCCGAAGCGGTCACCGACAAGGCCGCGAAGCCCGCAAAGGCTGATCCGGCCAAGGAGTAGGGTATGGCGCGCCGGTCGAGCCTTCGCGGTGATATCCGGCTACGCCGGACGCTGCGCAACATCCACAAGACGATGGATAACGAGTTGCAGCCTGCCATGGCCAAAGCAGCTGCGCGGGTACTCGCAACCCAGCGACAGCTGATCCCCAAGGATACCGGCGCTGCAGCAGCAGCCCTGCGGGTCTACGTCACCCCCAGCGGGTTGGATGCTCAGGTGGGCATACGCGGCAAGCGAGACAATCGCCGATTCTTTTACCTGCGGTTCCTTGAGTACGGCACCAAGGGCTATTCCGGCAGCATGTACCAACGAGCTGACCGGGACGCGATCGGCGGCGTGCACACCAACAACCGCGACAAGTCGCAACTGAAAGGGCGGCGCAACTCGATACGCCAGCGCGACACGAAGAACAAGTCCGATGGGCAGCACTTCTTCGGCAAGTATCCGGACATACCAGCGAGGCCGGCGCACCCATGGTTGCGGCCGTCTTTGGATGTAAACCGCGAGTTTGTGATGGCCGATCTTCAGGAAGCAGTCCGCCGAACGCTGCGCAAAGCAAGCCAGGGGGTAGGCAATGGCTGATCCATCCCTGGCTCTGCAAGAGGCGATCTTCGCTAGGCTTCAGGCCGAGGTCAGCTGCCCGATATACGACGGCGCGCCGCTGAACGCCGAAATGCCGTACGTCTCCATCGATCGAGAGGTTTCGGTCAACAGCAGCCCGATCTCGGGCCGCAAGCGCGAAACGCGCCTGCTTTACCTGTCGGTCTGGTCCGATGCCGTGGGCCAAGCCGAGGTCAAACGCATCAACGGCGAGGTCATCGCCGCCCTCGATGAGCGCCGGCTTCCGCTAGAGGTGGGCCGAGCGGTTTCCGTTCGGGTCGAGCAGTCCGACGCCCAGCGCGACGCCGACGGCATCACATACCAGGGCTCGATCACCGTCCGCGTGATCACTACCCACTGAACTACCCACCGGCCGCGCCGCGGCTTTTATCCAATGTGCCTTTGGAGGAACCCCCATGGCCGACGACAACCTCAATACAGCCGCCGGCTGCCGCCTTGCCATCGGCGGCAAGACCGGTGCCGACAGCGAAACCGAATACAAGGCCGACACGTACGTTCAGGTGGGTGAGATCGAAGATCTCGGCGAATTTGGCGACACCTTCAGCGCAGTGAACTTCACTGCTTTGAGCGATGGCCGCGTGCGCAAGTACAAGGGCACCGCCGACGCCGGCAACATGACCCTGACGGTAGGCCTGGACAGCGGCGATACAGGTCAGAAGGCCGTATCGGTAGCGCACAAGGACCGTTCCAAGGGCAATTACAACGTCAAGGTCACGCTCAACGACGGCGATCCAGATGCAACCCCCGCCATTCTGCCGACCACCTTCTACTTCGGCGTGAAGG